GTCGTAGGTATAAGCAAGATCACTACTAAACTGTGCAGCAGCACTGTCTATAAAAATTACCTCTGGATTGTGTTTATCAATTATCCTGTGAAAATGTTCACTGTGCTGTGCCGTACTACGCTCTGCTTCACAGTAGTCCTCCACAACCCAGTAGTACTCTGTTGCTGGATCATAAACTACTACAACAAATGCTGTGGCGTCACGATAACCTGGATCACAGCCAGCAAAAGCCTCACCGCGTACTGTAGGTGGTAGTTCGTCTAATACGTATTCCGGCAAGAAACCCTCATAGATTTGACCTAAATAGCTGGTAAAGCTGGCCATGTACTCTTGCTCAAACTCACTTTTGGGCATTGACCGACGTGCTTCGGCTACATCACTGGCACTCATGCGCGTATTCTCTGTATAATCCGCCTGTATGCTAATCCACTCCGAAAATTGTGGATCAAAGCCACGATTATAAAACTGACTAAACCAATTTTGACGCCCACGCGGTGTACTAATAAAAATAGCTTTACTATTAGGCTTGTCTAGTGTAGGGCGCAGTGCCACATTAAAAGCACGCTCACCGTGTTCACTGAGTGCAGCTTCGTCAAATATTATCAAATCATAGCTACGACCTACTGTGCTGTCAACTGTGCTAATTGAACCCATTCTAATAGTTGACCCATTGCCTAGTTCAATAACTTTATCCTTAAGATTATCACGGGTAACTTCCAGGTCAAAATGCTTGATCAAACGCCGCTGCAGCTCAAAACTAATACTGCTGAGGTTATAGTTAGGCGATATAATCAGCACATTACACTGTGGTACTAGTGTAACCAGTTGGCCTATAATGTTGGCTATGTAGGTTTTGCCTAGTCTGCGTGCAAGTGCAGCGCAAATAAAACGATATTGCGGGCTATTAACACTATTGATTAGTGCGATTTGGGGTCTGTTGATGGTGTCGTACATGCCCATTAACCTTAAGTAATTGTCAATAGGCAGTTTTATAAATCTTGTTGTGGCTGGATAATCTGTAATTGTTTCGCAATCAATATCGGGCCTGCTTACTACTAACACTAAACGTCTCCACTAATTAATTTGTGTATTAGCTGCGAATATTTAGTGCCGTCATCATTTATCTGCACGTTTACCTGCTTGCTAGGTGCCGACTCAGTGCGCAGCTTTTGCAACTGTATTTCGCGATCTAGAAGGTCCATGCTCATTTTATGGCTGAGGTGTAGGAGGTCTGCAATATCTTTTCCACTACCAACCCCTGCTTCCTCTAACTCCTCAAACTTGCGCTTGATAACGGCGTCCATGGCACGTCGCATAAGAAACCTGTTGTTATATCCCGTATCAAAAAACACACGGTCTATATATCCACGTACTTCTGGTCTAGCTAAAATTTCACATACCCTGTCAAGTGGTACGCCTAGTTCCTCTGCAACAAGCTGTGCACTGTTTGTAGTAAGGTAGCTATTAGCGACCTCTAGTGCTTCTGGGCTGATTTGTAGGGTTTCGGCTGGTAGGTATTCCATTGTCTGGTCTCACTAATACTTGTTGTTCTATACCGTTTATTACCATGATATATTTATGATAAGTTTGCCCTTGTATTTCATATACGGTACCATTTAGCGGGCTATCAACTAATACAGGATTTATAACTGTGCATGCCTCACCAAGGCTACCACCGCCACTGTACAACCAAACTGTGTTAAATTTGCTCATGTTTAGGGTCCTGTGGTATATTTAATTTGTAGGGTTTCTGCGGGTAGGTGTTCCATAGCTATTTAACACCCACTAAATTTTGTTTAAATATATTCCAGCACTCAGACCAAGTCCAGCGTAAACTACCGGTATAAACTGCATTACGATCAAGTTGTAGTGCACCTAAAACTGCAGTAGTTAAATTTACATCTAAGTAACCTGTTATACCATGATCAACTACATCTTGTGGTCCGGGCACTGGATAAGCTGCTACTGGAGTACCACAAGCCATTGCCTCCAACATAACTAAACCAAATGTATCCCAGGTGCTAGGAAACACGAACACATCTGCACATTGAAAATATTCGGCTAATTGGTGTCCTATTTTATATCCTGCAAACTCTACATCTGGATAGTGTTGCCTAAGATAATTAAGTTGGGGGCCGTCTCCTACCAAAATTTTGCGAGTGTTGGGTATTTCTAGTCTGCAAAAATCCGCCAAGCTTTTTTCTGCACTAACGCGGCTAACACACAGCAATGTTTTTATTTTGTTGCTTTGATGGGGTTTAGGATTAAATATTGATCTATCAACACCTCGCGTCCAGACTACTACATTATTAAGCCCGTGCAATTCAAGTTCACGTTTAACCGTAGCTGTAGTTGTTAAACATCTACCACTGTGCTTGTGAAACCAACGAATATACTGCCAAGTTAACCAAGGTGGAATCTTTAGTAATTTATGTAACCCTTCAGGAAAACGAGTGTGATAGCTAGTATTATAAGGGATACCGCTATTTGTAAGATAAACTCTAGCGCGCAAACCAATAGGACCTTCTGTGGCGATGTGTATATAATCCGGAGCCAGCGACGTAATCGCTTGGGCCATATTTTTGGCCAAGGCAAGTTTGACCTCCGGATAGCCAGGGCAATTAACATAGCGGAAGTCCCTGGGAGTAATATAAACAACATTATAGTTGTCCAGTAGAGCACACGCTTCCAGATTTTTGTACGTTGTAACCACGCCATTAATCTGCTCCGGTAAGTTATCTGTTATTATTAAGATCTTTTTCACAGCTTCCCCTGACCACAAACCAGGGAAATTTAACCCAGGTTTTCATTGATTGTAGTGCTAGTTCACAACTAGCTTGTGTTTGAAATTGTAGTTGTATGCGACCAGGTATGTCACCAGGATCGTATATGTTAACTACTAACAAGATTAATAGGTACATTTTGCTCTGGTTTAGGGTTTTCAATAGTATGCCACTCTACTATGGCAAACGTTCCAGTATAGTCCTCGACTAGAGCTGTACAACTTTCTACCCAGTCGCCATCATTCATATAAATTATATTGCCAATACGTTTAATTTCTGGTTTGTGTATATGCCCACAAATAACACCGTCAAAGTGTCGCTTTTCACAGTAGTTGGCTAGTGTTTGCTCAAACTTAAACATAAAGTCCACCGCGCGTTTCACGCGCTGCTTTAGGAACTTTGAAAAACTCCAGTAGCCAAATCCCAGTTTATGTCGCCACCAGTTATACTTTGTGTTTAGTTCTAGGAGTACGTCATAAGCTTTGTCACCTAACCAGGCTAGCCAAGGCGCTATTCTAGTAATACCATCAAATAAGTCGCCGTGTATGAGTAGGTAGCGCCTACCGTCTATGCCTAAATGCGTCCACTGATTGGATATTTTTATCTTGCCAAAACTGAGGTCATAGGGTATTAGCGGACGTAAAAATTCGTCGTGATTACCTGCAATCCAAATAACTTCTGTGCCACGCTTGGCATGCTTTAATATTTGACGGACTACATCTGTGTGGCTTTGACGCCAATACCACTTATTTTGCTGCGCTTTCCATGCGTCTACAATGTCTCCTAGTAGATAAATTGTTTCGGCACTATTATTTTTTAGGAAATTGGTGAGTAGTTCAGCTTTGCAGCCCTTACTGCCAAGATGAACGTCGGAGATAAAAATGGTTTTGTAGTCCATGTGTGTGTGCTCTCCAATTTTGTTAGTTTGAGTATAACATAGTGGCAAGTATTTTTCAAGTGCAGGATTTGGCACCCTAGCTGTTTTGAAAATTTTTGTTGTAGTACGCGTGTGGGTGGGCCCCACCGCTATAAGTAGTATAACAGTCTAATAACCGCCCTAGTTTACAGTACATTATAAATTTTATAGCGGTCCGGTATAAATTCTATAATCTATTACAATTTCTATTATAATTCTAATAAAATTATCTACCGCCTATCAGCCGACGAATGGTAGCGCAATTGTCGCTAGGACGACAATCTTTCGCTAAAATTGGCCTATACTAGAGTTTCTTTCAACACAACAGGAGTAGCTGAAATGGCAACAGCCAAAGCCCCTAATTATAGCCCTGAGCAGACCGCTCAGATTGTGGAACAATACCAAGCCGGTGTTACGGTCGAGCAGATTGCCCAGACTATGGGCAGGACTGTTCGCTCAATTGTAGCGAAGCTCAGCCGTGAAAAGGTTTATATCGCTAAAGAATATAAAACCAAAACGGGCGAGACTCCCGTTAAAAAAGATGTAACGGCTGATTTCATCGGTGCTGCTCTCAAGCTCTCAGAGAACGATATAGAATCGTTAACGAAAGCTAACAAGAGCGCACTGCGTGCAATTGAGGCTTTTATCCGTAACTCTGCCAACTAGGGTATAGGGGCGCAAGCCCCTATATAAACACTATGAAAAATGTAGCACTTGCCACTGATCCAAAGATTATAGCATTTAGCCGTCGTGCTGAGATTGCCGTTGAAGAACCGTTACAGTTTTTTATTGTGCCTACCGACTACAAGGGTTTTATGTGGCTTATAAAAAATAGAATCCTTGGGCGCAAGCTCACTGGGCCTAGCTATAATAAGCATTACAATACACTTACTGGATCGATGCAAGAATGAGAACACTTACCTTAGCCTTGTGGCTGTATGTTATGTTTATGATAACATTCCTTGCACGCTACTGTTTCACGTGAAACAGTAGCTCATACAAAAAATATACCGCTATAACTTTTATAGCGATGGCGCCAAATTATAGCATATAATTTGCAGCCGTGTCAAGCCCTGCCACCGCCGTTTGTCGGGCGTAGACTGCCGTTGGTCGGCTGATGTATGGCAGGCAGCAGGGTATGGGCGGTAGGCAATTGTCGCCTAGGCGACAATTGACCAGGGAATTTTGAGTATACTTAGCACATGGTTAATGCAAAGGACATGGTTATGAAAAGGATAGCAATCTATGACATGGACGGCACAATTGTTTGCTCAATGCATAGGTATCGTACCATTGTTGATAACGGTATTGAGCGCATTGATCTCGATTACTGGCGTGCTAACGAGTATCGGGCACTTGATGACAATTTGTTACCATTGGCAGAACAATATAAAAACGATCTCGATGATCCCAACTGTATTGTCGTTATTGCTACTGCCCGTATTTTGCGGAACCCTGATCGTGCATTTATTTATAGCAGACTAGGAACTCCCGATCATATCGTTAGCCGTAATGAAAATGATAACCGTTCTGGCGGTACTCTCAAAATCGAAGGGCTAAAACGGATTTTCAAATTGTATAGCGATTTAGGTTATCATTTTAATGACGCTGTATTTTATGAAGATAATGTTGCATATCTTAAAGCGGTATGCGATTACTTTAACATTCGTGGTGTTTACATTCCAAGCAAACAAGGACATTGATATGGAAAATTTAATGGTTATGCAAGATAAACTGGTTGAACTTTATAACGAAATGTACGGTTTTGATCCAGATTTTGGAACGGTTAGCGATTGGAACGATCTAGGTTGGGTTACTAGAATGTATAACGATTTACTAACTGAGTTTCATAGCCTGCCTGCTGAGTTTGACCTTAGCCCTGTCGAAGACGAACGTTCTATTTTTTGGCGCGAGTTAAATCGTCGTCAATTGTTGAACGATGCAGAGCGTTTTGCAAGTTGGGCTAGCGCAGACATAGAGCGCGGCGATCTAAAATCTGCTACGTTCTATCAAATGTTGGCAAAGCGTGCGCTTGCCGCTTGGGAAACCACGCACGCATAGGTTCCACGTGGAACACTGTTCCACGTTATAAAAACCACACCGATATAAAATTTATATCGGTGGCGCCAAAATTATAACATATAATTTTGCGGCCTGTCAAGGCCCAAGCCGACCGTTCGTCGGCTCCTGGCGACCGCTGGTCGGTCGGATGTGCGGCGGCCCCTAGCCGATGGGCGGCAGCAAAAACTGGCTCAGGCGCGGATTTTGTGGTATACTAGGGGTTCTGTCCACTTACTAGGTTATAAATTATGAAACGACAATACTTCGCTGTTCTAGATACTGAAACGACCCTTAACGATACCGTTATGGATTTTGCCATTGTGGTTTGTGACCGTCACGGCAAGATTTACAATAGTTGTAGCGTTCTAGTTCGTGAGTTCGATGACCCTGCTACACTGTTCCATGACAAAAACAATAACGGTTTTTGGTCTAATGCTA